TCACCGGCGACGAAAGAGAGACGATCCTATGAAGCCGAACCGTCGACATTACGCCGGGAACTATCGAGTTCGGGCCCGCGCCGTCCGTGTTCTCGCCGAGATGAGGCCGGACACGAGGTGTTGGCGCTGTGGTGGTCTTGCCAGAGGTGACGATCCTTGGCAAGCTGGCCACGTTGTCGATGGCGACCCTCGTTCGCCGCTGAGGCCGGAGCACGAGTCGTGCAACAAGCGCGCCGGAGCCTTGCGCTTCTTCGAGCCGCATTCGAGGTCGTGGTGATCACCTACTACTGCGAGTCGATGTCGTGCTCGGCGACGTTGGAGGTGTCGACGATGACTGCTGGCGACGACCTGCTTGCCGAAGGCTGGGAACTAGACGAGGCCGGCGTTCCGTGGTGTCCACGGTGTCTGGCGGAGCTACAGGGGGACCGATGACGCCGCAACGCAAGGCCATTCTCGAGAACCTCTTGGAGATCGCCGTCGCCGAACTGGGTATCGACTCGCCCAGCGCCGCCAAGGCCTCGTTGATCCGCGAGTGCCGCATCCTCTCGGCCGAGTTGGACGATGGTGGGGTAGTAGGCTCGGTGGTCGATGAGATCGCCAGCGAACGTGCTCGTCGGCGCGCAGAGGCCGAGACTTGAGACCCACTGTCCCGGTACCTCCAGTAGTGGCGCCGAGGTTGTCGCTCTAGGCAAGGCTCTCGGCTTCATCGCCGACGACTGGCAGGAGTACGCCTTCGACGTCGGCTTGCGCGAGCAGGCCAACGGTAATTGGTCGCACCGTACCGTCGTACTGATCGTCCCAAGGCAGAACGGCAAGACGGCGATGCTCGCCCTCCTTCTTGTCGCCGCCGTGACGGTACTCGGCTACACCGAAGTCGCCTACTCCAGCCAGGACTTCGGGCGCACGACGATGGAACTCGTCGACACGGTGCAGGCGATGTTCGAGCACCCGAAGCTCAAGGGCTTGGTCGAGCACCACTACCGTGCCAACGGGCGCGTCGGGTTCACCTTGCGCAACGGAGCGAAGATCCGCTTCATCGCCCGTTCAACGGGCGGCGGCCGCGGCCTGCGCAACGAGTTGGTGATCTACGACGAGGGGTACGCACTCAAGCCGGAGCACATCGCCGCGATGTTGCCGACCATGTCGACAGTGCCCAACCCGCAGACCTGGGTCGTGTCTTCTGCGCCGCTTCCTGGTAGCGACGAGCTGCACCGTCTGCGCCGTCTCGGTCAGACCGGTGGCAAGGGTCTCGCCTACATGGAGTGGAGCGCCGATCCGGAAGACGATCCTGAGAACGTCGAGACGTGGGCTAGGGCAAACCCTGCGCTTGGCACGCGGATCAGTGTCGATCACGTCGCCCATGAGATGGCGACGATGGTGCTCGCCGACTTCCTCGTCGAGCGTCTTGGCGTCCCTTCCGACGACGCCGGCCCGGACGTCGTCAAGCTTGCCGACTGGCTCGGTCTCGTCGACGTCTCCAGCGCCACGGGACGTCAGCTGGCCTTCGCCCTTGACGCTATGGCCGACGGCTCGTTTGCGGCGCTGAGCGTGGCCTCACGGCGGGCTGACGGCACTGTGCACGTCGAGACGGTCGAGCATCAGGCGGGGCTGGAGTGGGTAGTTGACCGTGTGACGTCGGTCACACAAGGGCGACCGGCGGCTCTCGACCCATTGTCGTGCGCCGGTCAGTTCGTCGCCCCGCTGGAGGCTCGTGGTGTGACCGTCGTCACAATGGGTAGGCCGGAGATCGGCAGAGCCTGCGCCAGCTTCCTGAGCGCCGTCAAGGAGTCGACCCTGCGTCATCTCGGTCAGTCGAGCCTGACCCGCGCCGTGCCGATGGCTCGCCGCAAAGAGATCGGCGACTACTGGGTGTGGACGCCGGTGAGTCCCCTGGCCGACATCTCGCCGTTGCGTGCGGCGACGATGGCTCACTGGCAGATAGCGGCGATGCCGAAGCGGAGTGGTTCGTTGGTGCTGTGACCGACGTCACGTTGACACAAGTCGGCCACGTGATCATGATAGTTGGATGGACAGAGAAACAAATCGAATCGAAATGACGGCCAACGATCTTCGCCTTTTGGCGGACTCGATGGGTGGGCTCGATGAGGTCGTCGTAGACGTCGGAATACGCCTCGCACGGGAGTTCTGGCATGCCAAGCTACGGACATTGTCGTACGTGACCTGAGTCACCTCCTACGCTGACGGTCGTGGCAGGTCGCAGGCAGCAAACAATGCTGCCACGACCGAGCCGTCATCGATCTTCTGAGCCTTCCGCCACAGACTCATCGGCTGCCTCCGTCGTTTGCGACAGCACCACAGATCGAAGGCATAGACCTCGGCGCACCTCTCGGCAGCGGCAAGGTCGACGGCGACCTGCCGGAGCAGGTCGACATCGGCTTGCCCCTTGATCTCCTCGCCGTCTGCGCTACCCCAATCAAAGAAGTCCGAACAATCGACGACCCATCGAATGCCGTCGCCGTTCCGGCGTACGAATAGATGCTCCAGAGTTAAGTCAGCCTCGTCGACGAACCTGAGCAGGTCTAGTTCCCATCCGTTGATCACGTGATGTATTCTATGTGACCTGTTACGCTGACGGTCGTGGCAGCCGTCCTGCAACTCATCGGCATGCTCGTCATCTCTGTCGGCGTGGTGATGGTCTACGGCATCGTCGGCATGTTCGGCGTCGGCGTGGCCATCTTCCTACTCGGTCTCCTGCTTGAGCTGAAGCGTCCGGCAAGGGCTGACGACGAGTGATCGCCGACCTCTTCCGTCGTCTGCCCGATCGTTCGGCCGGTCTGAAGACTCTCCCACCGCGACAGAACGCCTCGCTCATCTCTCAGGTCTCGCCATCGGCGTCGTTCTCAGAGAACGACGCAATGGGCATCTCGGCGTTCGGCCGTGGTGTCCGCCTCGTCTCTCGCACGATCGGCATGTTGCCTCTCTGCGCTGAGCGCAACGGCGTCGAGATCGACGACGACCCGCCCCTGTTGCGCCGCCCCTGCCCGTGGGAAGAGCGTCAGACGACGATTACGGCGATGGCTCGGTCGATCATCGTCCACGGCAACTACGTCGCCATCCTCGGCGACGTCGACCCATCGACTGGTTGGCCGTCGTCGATCCTGCCCGTACCTGTTGGCACCGTCTCGGTGGCGCTCACGGACCTTGGCTTGTTCTATCGGATCGGCGTCGGCCAAGCCAAGACCGTCTACCGCAGCGTCGACGTTCTCCACCTCAAAGGGCCGGTGAGTCCCGGCGACCTCGTCGGCCGCGGCGCTCTCGCCGACGGCACGTCAGCGTTGTCGATGGCGACCTCCGTCGACGAGGCGACGCGCAACTATTACGGGCAAGGCGTCTACCCGAGTGGCGTGCTGCAAGCAGGTTGGGAGATCGATGACGCAGAGGCAACGCTGACGCGTCAGAAGTGGGTGAGCAGAGTTCGTCGTGGCGAGCCTGTCGTGCTGCCTCCGGGCATCACTTGGACGCCGATGGGTAGCCCCTCGGCCGAGGCACAACAGCTGCAGATGGCGGCGAACTTGTCGCGCGTTCAGATCGCCGACATCCTCGACCTGGAGCCTGAGTGGCTCAGCGCCGCCGGCGCTCATGGTTCGATCACCTATCAGAACGTCGTCGACCGCCTCGCTCATCTCGTCCGTCTGACCTGTCAGCCGATCATGACGACGATCGAGACCGGACTCTCGTCGTTGCTGCCGCGCAACGTCGAAGCCAAGCTGGAGACATCGGCCTTCCTCGCAGGCCAAACAAAGGAGCGCTACGACGCCTACGCCGTGGCGTTGTCTGGTGGCTGGCTGACGGTCGACGAGGTACGCGAACGCGAGGGGCTGGAGCCGCTGACGCAAGAACTTGGCGAGCCGTTGCGGCTCGTGGAGGGAGCAGCATGAGCAGCTACATCATGCATCCGAGACGGTACGAGGCCCTGAAGAAGCTTGCCCTGCAGGACTCGCCGGAGGGTAAGACCGTTCGGGCCATGCTTGGCATTCCAGAGATGCCACCGACACCGGCGTTCTTCGTCAGCCAAGAACTGTTGGACGACATCGCAAGGAGTAGAACCAATGACGACTGAAGTTGAGTTTGGAACGTTCGCGATCGACGATCTGGAGCAGCGCGAGAAGGACGGATGGCACTACGTGGCGCTGCGTGCCGTCCCTTACGACCATCCCATCGAACTGACCGCCAGTCGGTCGGAAGTGTTCGTGCGCGGAGCCTTGGCCGAGGCAGCTACGGCATTGGGTCGCGTCCCCTTCACCAGGGGTCACGTCCCACCGGCGAAACGGGCCTCTGGCGAGGGAGTCGTAGGGGTGATGTCCAGTGCCAGAGACGGCACCGACGCCTTCCGTGCGGAGATGAAGATGGTCAAGTCGCCCCTTGCCGAAGAGACGTTGTCATTGCTCGACGTGGGCGTGCTGTCAGACGTATCGATCGGCTTTCGGCGCACCAAGGGCGGCACGCAGACCGTGGCGCTCAAGGACGGCAAGACGCTCGACAAGCACATGAAGGTGGGTCTTGACCACATCGCCCTACTGCGCGATGGCTACGGCGCTTATGGAGCCGCCGCGCAGGTGGAGGCCGTGCGCGACGACCTCATGCGCCTCGCCGATCTACGGACAATGCTTGCATCGCGAGGATTGATCACATAGAGTCACTTTCAAGCGGTACCCCCGACGCAACCGGCACCCCCGCATCGTCAGCCCTACACGATGTGGAGAAACCCAAATGCTGCCCATGCTGGACCGTTTGCGAAACGAGCGAGAAGCCGCCGCCAAGACCCTGACCGACCTCTACGCCACCGTCGAAGAGCGCGCCGCCAGAGGCGAGACCGACACTCTGACCGAAGGTGAGAGCAAGATCGCCGCCGAGCTGGATACACAGATCGCCGCCCTCGACGAGCGCATGAAGCCACTTGTCTCCTTGATCGAGCGCGAAGTTCGCTCCGCCAAGATGCTCGAAGGTATCTCGACCACGGCCACTGACAAGCCGACGCCTGTCGGTGGAGCGGTCGTCCGTAACGAGCCGAAGGTCTACGAGCGAGGCGGCACACCGTGGCTGCTCGACGTCTTCCAACGCGGCACCCACCCCGACTCCGCCGAGCGCATCGGTCGGCGTCAACGGGAGTTCGACATCGAAGAGCGCGCGTCGACTACGACCACGTTCAACGGCCTGGTGCCGCCGCAGTATCTGCTCGGTCTCTTCGCCCAGGTGCTGCGCGCCGGTCGAGTGACGCCGGACCTCGCTCAGCAAATGGCCTTGCCGCCTGTCGGCATGAGCGCCATCCTGACCCGTGGCACGACGGGCACGGTTGTCACGGTTCAGGCGACGCAGAACACGAACGCGACGAACACCGACATGGCCACAGTCGACCTGACTGTCCCGGTGGTTACCTTGTCCGGTGGCTCCGACGTCTCTCGGCAGACCGCCGAGCGCGGTGGCGTCAACATCGACCAGCAAGTCATCGTCGACCTCGCCGCCGACTACGCTCGCGTGCTCGGGCAACAGTCACTGTTCGGGACCGGCGCATCCGGTCAAGCCCTCGGCGCTGAGAACACTGCAGGCATCATCGCCATCACGGTCGCTGTCACCGGCGTCACCGCGGCGACCGGTCTGCTCCCGGGCATCGCCAACGCCTTGCAACAGATCAACACGCAGCGTTTCCAACCGGCCAACGCCATCATCATGCACCCTCGTCGATGGGGCGCGCTGACGATCGCCCTCGACACGACCAACCGTCCGATCGTCCAGGTCGATGGGCCAGGGTTCAACGCCATCGGTGGCGGAGCAGCGGCTACGACCTCGGGTGGCGATGGCGGAACACCAAGCGACTTCGCCCCAGTGCGTCGAGTCGGTTCGTTGCTCGGCGTCGACGTCTTCGCCGATCCGAACATCCGTACCAACCAAGGTGCCGGTACCAACGAGGACTCCGTCATCGTCTGCCGTCGTGAAGACCTGTACGTCTGGGAGAACAACGGTGGCCAGCCGGAGACGTTCTCTTTCGATCAGGTTGCAGGCCCGGCGACGATCCGTCTTGCCGTCTACGGCAACTTCGCCTTCAGCGCTGGTCGTTTCCCTGTCGGTGTTGCTCGTCTGTCCGGCGTCGGCCTCGTGCCGCCCACCTTCTAAGGAGAACCACCATGCAAGAAGTCAAGCGAGACACGTTCCAGGTCAAGGCCTCGGAACTGTGCGCAGAGCACGAGGCCGCCGATCGGCTCATCCTCGCTGCCGAGTCGTGGGTCGAAACTGACCCCGACAAGGCAGCGGCGATGCGCAAGGAAGGGGCCAAGGCCAAGGCCGCAGCCGAGGCCAAGGTTATGGCCCACTACGAGGCACGGGACAAGGCCGCAGCCAAGTGACATGGCCATCGTCAACGGATACGCGACACTCGCCGAGATCAAGGCCGAACTACGCCTGACTTCGACGATCGATGACCCACGACTTGAGCGTGCGGTCGAGTCGGCGTCGCGTGTCGTTGACGACATTTGTGGCCGGGAGTTCTTCACCACATCGTCGAGTGCCAGAGTGTTCGCCCCTTCCGGCGACACTGTCTGGCTCGATGATGCGTCGACCGCGCCGACACTGGTGGAGCAACGACCGGCCCCGGCAGCGGCGTTCGTGGTGGTCGCCGCTGCCGGGTATAGGGTCGATTCTCCTCCTTTCGGTCGACCCTATAGCCGGCTGGTCAACCTGCTCGACGACTGGCAGCCAGAGGTTCGCGTCACCGCGGCATGGGGCTGGACTGCCGTGCCGACGCCGGTCAAGTCGGCGACGTTGATCGAAGCCGTACGC